GGAACGCATCAGAATACAACCATCGGAGAGAACTGCTACCTTCTAAAAAAATCGCACGTAGGACACGATGCAATAATAGGAGATGGAGTTACATTGAGTTGTAATTCAATAATTGGTGGGCATACTGTAATAGGTAAGCATTGCAATATAGGTCTTGGTGCTATAATTCATCAGAGTATAAGCATACCTGCATTTGTTATGATAGGTATGGGTGGAATTGTTACAAAAAAAAGTAATCTTAAAAGCTTTAATATATACGCAGGAAACCCAGTTAAATATATAAGAGAGAACGATTATCTTATAAAAAACTTTAAGGATGAGTATTGTGGGAATATATAAAATAAAGAACCCTTCAGGAAAGGTTTATATAGGTCAATCTTGGCATATAAAAAGAAGGTGGAATGATCATAAAAACACAAAATCAAATAAGCACAAGAAATTAAATGCTTCATTTGAAAAATATGGAGTAAATAATCATTCTTTTGAAATAATACATCACTTGCCAAATGATGTTTCACAAGAAATACTTAATAGATTTGAGCAGTTTTATATGGATATTTATAGAGATTGTAAAATTGAATTACTTAATATAAAAGAAGGTGGTAATGGATATGGTAAACACTCGGAAGAAACAAAAGCAATAATAAGGGAGAAAAGAAAACAACAGGTTATTGGTGAAGAGCAGAGGAATAAAATGTCTTTGTTTTTTAGAACAATTAAAAGAACTAAAGAGTGGGTTGATAAAGTTGCTACATCAAATACAGGTAAAAAAGTTCCCTATGAAGTAAGATTGAAAAATATGAAACCAATAATACAATTATCTATAAATAATGAATTTATTAAAGAATGGGATTGTTCAAGAAATGCTGCTAAAGAATTAAATACAACTGAAAGCAATATATGTAATTGCCTAACAGGTAGAAGTAAATCTGCTAAAGGATATAAATGGATTTACAAATGAATATAAACGTCATACTCTTAGACTATGATAGGCACGACTATACTCAGAGAGTAAAGGATGTCAACTTCAATAACGCAGGGTATCCTTTCGACTTTACGATAGTCGATATGAAGGGAATCTCACGAGCGTTGAATCACGGAATCTTTCAATCGAGGACATACGATGCGGTAGTTACGATGGCTAACGATATTCTTATGCCTAATAGTTGGCTCGAGAGAATGGTACAAGCGATGATAACTATTCCTAACTCTGGAATGATAGGGATTCACACAGTCGAAAGTATCTCAGAGCCTACCACTATCAACGGACTCCAAGTACATATACAAGAAGCAGCCTTCGGGAATGTTCTTATACCGATGAAAGCCATCGACAAAATCGGTTACTTCAACGAGGCTTATGATCCTTATGGGATGCAGGATAGAGATTACTCCTATCGGTTACAAATGACAGGACACTTGAATTACTATCTAAGCGGACTCCGAGCAGAACACATCGGACACGATGTAGGACAGGATACACCCTATCGAAAGATGAAGGATGAAGGACTAAGCAAGTGCGATTATTTGTGGGCAAGAGAGACAGGAAAATACCAAGAAGAAAACAACTACACAATATATCAAACAGAATGGTTATGATAAAACTACCAATCAATCAAGTAAAAGCGAACCCGAACAATCCGAGAATCATTAAGGATGACAAGTTCAAGAAACTTGTTAAAAGCATTCAAGATTTTCCTGAGATGTTAGAACTCAGACCTATTGTAGTCAATGATGATATGATAGTTCTCGGTGGGAATATGCGACTAAAAGCCTGTAAGGAAGCAGGGTTAACAAAAATTCCTGTAATCAAAGCAAGTAACCTAACTGAAGAACAACAGAAAGAATTTATCATTAAGGATAACGTAGGATTCGGTGAATGGGATTGGGAACAATTAGCGAATCAATGGGATGCCGAAATGTTAAACGAATGGGCGTTAAATGTTCCTCAATTTGAACCACAAGTAGATTATTCTATACTTGATGACGCTGACTTGTCAAGTGAACTTTCTGATATGACCAATGGTGTCAAGAAAGCAATTCAGATAGAGTTCGAAGCAGAGCATTACGAAGAGGCTTCAGAGTTGGTTAAATTTTGGAGAGAACAAAAACTATACATAGGTGGATTCCTGATGGAAAAACTTAATGAAGAAAAATGTAAACTATGAACTTAAAAAATAAATTATTTTATTTGTCTAATTCGCAATATGGGGGATGGGTTTCTTTTTCATATCATTTAGCTAAAATTCTAAATGAAAATCACATAATTAAAATCAAAGATACATTCAAAGGTGGAGGACAATTTTATGGAGATATTAAATATAAAAACATAAAAAAATCTGCAATACATAATTTCACAAATCCAATTATATTAGCAGTTGACAAAGCACATTATGAACTATTAAAATATATTAAACAAGCTACTATAATTATACACGACCCAACAGAACTATCTAATGAAGTTCTTGAATTTGCTAAAAGAAATAGAGTTGTTACGATAAGAGAAACAGTACACAATTTATTGAATAAAATTGGAATACACAATGAATTTCTGAAACATCCATTTTACAAATATCCTAAGTATAATTTAGATAAAAAATATAATAGGTCTTTGTCCAGAGTTGACTTTGATAAAAACACTGATATAATATGTCGGGCAAATAACATAGGTGCAGATATAGAAATATATGGTTACAAGAATCATATATATTATTTCCATAAATTAAAAGAATTAGGGTTTGATAAATACTATAAAGGATATTATTCAAGAAACATAAACGATATAAGTAAGTTGTATTCTGAAACAAGATATTTAGTAGATATGTCCACAATAAAAAATGATGGAGGTGGAACTCAATATACATTCTTAGAAGCAGAATATCACGATTGCGGATTGATATTGCATAAGAATTGGTGCAATGTTGCAAATAGTGTATATAAAGAAGGAATTAATTGTTACGCAGTATCGAACGAAAAGGAATTAATAGATGCTTTGAAACAAAAAAGATTAATAAGCAATTTGATTCCATCTGATATTGAAAATGATTTATGGAAAAATATACAAATATGAACCGAATCGACCTACAACAAGTACAACATAGCGTAAAGATTGGAGACGTTTGTCCATACGTTGAACCTAACGTAACCGAAGATTCAATCTTCTTTCTTGATGGAAAACCTATCGGATTTTACATAAAGAAACTTCCTGAGAAAGCAAGCAAGTTGGCTGACTTGGCAAATGCAGAATTTCGCAGCAAGAATGTTCCTAAGTCAATTATGAACAGAACCTCAGGAGAACAAGGCACAACAGAAAAAATACAACAATTTTCTACTATATTAGGAAGTGTTGCTCCGAGACCTCATATGAGACGTCCTTATGGTAGTATAAGTAATGTACATACAATTAAATCTGCTCAGATATTTATTAAATCAATGATTATGTTGGCTAAAGAAAGCGAGCAGATTATAGCTGATATCCTGCCAGAACAATACAAAAGACAGGTAGAAATCTTCAGGGATATTCCTGAAAAGTGGAGGTTCGCAAATCTATTTACGAGTTCAATCTCCAACTATAACATATCTGCACCATACCATAGAGATACAGGAAATTTAGAAGGAACAGTAAATGTAATCATCTGCAAGAAGTTCAATAGCAAAGGAGGTGACCTAAATGTACCTGACTTCGGAGCAACTATTGGTCAGGAAGATAATTCTATGTTAGTTTACCCTGTTTGGCAGAACATTCACGGAGTAACTCCTATCACACCAACTCACGAAGGAGGATATAGGAATAGCCTTGTGTTCTATCCACTCAAAGCATTCAAAGGGTTGGAATAAATAAGAAGGAATAAAGAGAAATGGCAAACGAACACAACTTAATACCAGCTAAGAAAGGAGAGGTAAGGAATCCAAACGGGAGACCTAAGAAGTACGTAACCCTACTTAGAGAGCAGGGATATAAGCTATCCGAGATTAACGACACTATACAGGTTATGCTTCAGATGGATTTAGATGATTTGAAAGAAGTTTGGGATAACCCGAAGGCTACGATATTAGAAAAGACGATAGCCAACGCAATGAAGAAAAGCCTGGAGAAGGGTAGCTTATATTCAGTTGAAACTCTACTGACTCGTGTATATGGAAAGCCAAAAGAAACGCAGCAGGTTAGTACAGACTCACGAATCGAGGTGGTATTCGTGAAGGGTAAAACAATTCTATGAGGCTTGAACTTCCTGAACCGCATATTAATCAGCAGAAAATCTTGGATAGCAATTCAAGGTTTCGAGTTATTATGTGCGGTCGAAGATTCGGGAAGTCAGAACTGAGCCAGATAGAAATAATCTCAAACGCTCTGCTCGGTAAGAACGTAGCTTACATAACTCCTACCTATCAGCTTGCAAGGGTATTCTTTGACAAGCTAAGCCAATCCGTTCCGTTTGAATCCAATAAGTCAGAGTTGTCTATTAAGTTCCCGAATGCAGGATCGGTGGAGTTCTTTACAGGGGAAAGGATGGATAACCTACGTGGTAGGAAGTTTCACCTCGTTGTAGTGGATGAGGCTTCCTTTATTCCGAACCTCGAAGATGGATGGCTTAACTCAATTCGACCTACCTTAACCGATTACAAAGGTCGAGCGATATTCCTATCGACTCCTAAGGGAAAGAACTTCTTCTACTCTCTATTCTTAAAGGGAGGTGAGCCAGATTGGGAGGCTTTCAGATTTACGACTTACGATAATCCTTACATAGATAAGGGAGAGATAGATGATGCACGCACCCAACTCCCCGAGGTAGTATTCGAGCAGGAGTATATGGCTAACCCTGCTGAGAACTCATCTAACCCATTCGGTTCTTCATACATCAAGCAATGTACATTCCCAATATCAACCGAACCTGCGATAGTGTACGGAGTGGACTTAGCAAAGTCAGTAGACTGGACTGTAATAACAGGACTTGATAGAAATGGGTCGGTCTGTCATTTCGATAGATTTCAAAAGGATTGGAGACAAACTAAGCAAACTATCCTAAGCCTAAATAAAGCCCCTATTTTGATAGATAGCACAGGGGTAGGTGATCCTATCTTCGAGGATTTACAACGTGAAGGATTGGCTATAAATGGCTTCAAATTCAGTTCTACGAGTAAGCAGCAGCTAATGGAGGGTTTATCCTCAGCGATTCAGCAAAGGAAGATAACTTACCCTGAGGGACATATCGTAAACGAGTTAGAGGTATTCGAGTATCAGTACACCGCTACAGGGGTAAGGTATTCTGCTCCTCCTGGGTTTCACGATGACTGCGTTATGAGTCTTGCTCTTGCGTGGCATCACTATACTCGTAACTCAGGACAGGGTAGGTATAGCTTTGCTTGAGGTTTGCAAACAGCGAACGTAAACCTATAATGTTACTTAAAAGATTCGTAAATAACATATTTGCTTACTATAAGACGCATAGGACACAACTCTAAAAATATCTATTTATGAGTATGACTTGGAAAAACGTAAACGTATTTCAATGGCAGCAGATCGTGGATTTATTCACGAAGTCTAAAGACCTAACTGAATTAGATTTAGCGGTTAAGTGCGTGGCTATCCTCAAGGCGATGACAGAGTATCAGATAGATTCGATGCCTCTCGGTGAGTTAAACCCACTTCTTAAGTCTATCGATTTCATTCACGAAGAGATTAAGCCTGAGCCTCAGAAGTACATTAAGGTCGGAAAGAAACGATACAAGTGTATCTACGATGTCCGTAAGATTCCTGCTGCTCGGTATATCGAGAGCAAATACTTCGCTAAAGATGTGAACGCTAACCTGCATAGAATCGGTGCTTGTATGGTTATGCCTATGAAGAAAACCCTATTCGGGTGGAAGGTAGATAAGTACGATGCAAGCAAGCACGAAGAGTATGCACAGGATTTATTGGAAGCTCCTGTAACTGCGGTACTCGGAAGTGTGGTTTTTTTTTGTCTCGTTTACAGGAACTGGATAAAGGCTTCGAAGGATTATTTGGTAGCAGAGATGATGGAGAAGAGTTTGACGAAGTACCAAGCAGAGGTTCTGTATCAAACTTTATGCGAGACTTTGGATGGATTTATCAAGCCGCATTGGTGGCTGAGTTCGAGAGAATCACGATGGAAGAGGTTTACGATATTCCTACAATCCAATTCCTTAACGACCTTTCTTACCTCAAAGCGAAAAACGAGTACGAAGCAGA